GGCGGAAGTTGCCAACAGCGGATCTAGCTCTGTTTACCTACTGGCATTGCTTGATCGGTCGGCACTTGGGTAAGTTGGATATAGAAAAGGAGATCAGCGACCGGGTAGGGGTTCGTGCCCCCAAGTACTGGTACTTCGCTGACGGCCGACGTTCGAGCTCTGAATTTAGCACGCGGTTGCGTGATGCAATTAGTAGGGCGTACCAGCATTTAGGTGTTGTCGGCAAGGAAAAGCTTCTGAGTATGGAGGGCGACGTTAGGAGTTTGGAAAGCTTCTTGAGGATACGGAAGTCCTGGGTCAAGCCCGGATCTGCAACTGGTGCTCCAAAAACCGACTTGCATTTGCGAGTCACTTCGGATAACGAAGCTATAGCTGAGGAGCTTGGCGCTGAGTTGCTTGATGCCACCCATCTGGTTATTCGTAAGATGCGGTTGAACAAAGCAGCGACCTTCGAATTCCCGGAGTTTCCTAAGTTGGTTGGTGATGCCCTGGAGAAGTTTGAGCCTACCAGCTTCACAAGATACTTCACGAAGTTTGAGGTCGGTAAGCTGGAGGGTCGGGCATTGTATCCGGCGAACATGCTCCATTACATAGTGACCAGCTACGTATTGTACTTGGCTGAGAAAGGCGGCCCGATGCCTAACACGCGCTTGAACGCCGCGCCCGATCAGCAATTACTAGATCACTGGCTCTGGCATGACACGCGTGATTATGTCTTCGGCTTAATGCTGGATTACGCAAATTTCAACGAACAGCATGAGGTCAATCACATGCAGATGGTCATAGGTGAGCTCCAGTACTACTACTCCAAGCATGATCTGCTGAGCGATAGTATGCGTGCGGCCTTCAAATGGGTTATAGATTCGTTCGACGCTATAGTACTGGAAGAGGGCGGTGTTGGGTACAAGTTTAATCATGGTCTTTTGTCAGGCTGGCGCTGCACGTCATGGGTCAATAGCGTACTAAATGTCGCATACATGGATGTGATAGCGCAGCAAGTCCATGCAATGACGGGCATCAAAGTGCTCACCGGTGCACAGTCCGGAGGTGATGACGTTGCCGCTACTACATCCACGCTGTATGATGCGGTAGTAGTCTTACGCGTCGGCGAAGCGATGGGCTTCGAATTCAAGGCTATCAAGCAGCTCATGGGCTCGAAGTACGTTGAATTCTATAGATTGTTCGTCAGTAGTGACGGTGTGCGAGGGAGTCTGTGCCGCATGTTGGGTTCCGCCGTATCCGGGCAATGGTCCAACAGTGTCATAGCTAAGTTCGTGGAGCCCGCATCGAAGCTATCGTCTGTTGTAGAGATAGCGCGTAAGGCCGGGCGAAGATGCGCTTTGAACATGAACATTATGGAGAAGATGACTCTTTGCGCGTTTGAGAGATGGGCTAAGCACGATGACATCATAATCGCACAGGAGCTGATCCACGGTACCACGGCTACAGGCGGGCTTGGCGTACCAACACCCCACGGTGACATTTACGAACTAGAGCCCATGGAAGTAGCTCCGATCACAGACTCCGTCGAGATAGTGAACCTACCACACGCCGCCAGCGATGTGTCCGCGGAGCGAATAACCACTGCGGTGCGCGACTTGCTTGGCAAAGAAGCAGCGATGGAAGCTAGCGTTTTAGCGGAGAAGATGTCTCGTACTGTATTCGAGGGTGCGGCAGCGACCTCACGTGGTCCACGGCTGGCGCAGCGGCTGAAGAAGCGGATAGATTATTCTGTGAAGCCGAAGATCAAACGCATAAAACGCATCCGGCCCGAGGACGTTGTGGCAAAGCACAACACCACGTTAAGGAACAGGTTAGCGGAGTATCAGGCGTTAATTCGTGCATACGCGCGAGCTAAACACCGGTTTGAGTTCTTGCGAGCTGGGACTAGGGATTCGTACGCCGGCCCACTGGCAATGGCGGTCGCTAAGGACAACCCTGGTGTCGATCCGGATAAGCTGCTTCGCTGGTGTGAATTGAATACGTTATACGGTTGCGCCACCTACATGTTGACTGAAGATTATTATGACGCGGTAGTCACGCTAGCCGTCATTGAATCTAATAGTGGTCTCGAAGATGAGGTGAGTCATATAGCCGCGTCATATGCAAAGGGTCTTACTGAAGAAGGTTTCACGCTCTATTAGCTGCAGGTGCGGCGGTAGAATGTCTGGAACCAGAATATTGGAGGTTTGCCGCTCACGGGAGATGTCTGCTGACATGTTCAATGACGCAAACCCGCCTCTAGCGTGTGTTAACTGCTGTTAATGCATTCTACGCATTGTGGTTCGCCA